AAATGATATAAAACACACACCCCACACACACACAAACACACCCCCAAATTGAGCCAATAAGACAACCCAAATTGAGCCAATAATCACACACTAAACCACACACCATAGCACCACACCAAGCACCACAAGAACACACACCACCACACAAACAACCCCACAACACAACACACAAGACAAAGCCCATTTAAACCCCTTTAAAGGCTTTTAGTCTTGATGCTTGACGTTGATATATAAAAAACAGGTATTGCCCAAATTCGTGATTTACTAGGTAAGCATAAACAAACAAACCCCCCATTATGATGGAGGGCTAGAGGGCTTGAAATTAAGCCATAAAAAAACCCCCCAATAGATTGGAGGGCTTTGATGTGTTCGCTATATACTAAGAGCTAGGCTTAGCAAATATAGCTATTGGAGGGAACAAGTAAGGGGGTGAATCATTCTCAAAGATATATATTTGCAACCCTTTAAAGGTAGATAAGATAACATCATTTAAGGACATCCTAGCATCTAAATCATTAGCTATATATAAAGTAAGATTAAAAGAGGTTTGTTCATCCTCACACCCACTACCACCCACAAACCCTATGTCAATAAAATAGGGGTGATTTGAGTGCTTAAGCGTGTTATTTAAATAGTCTTTGATTTTAGATATTTGTGATTGCACTTTGTTATTGTGCTTATCTCTATTGAATAATATTTTATAAGTAATTTTCATTTTGTTTTTGTTTTTAGTTAGTTTATTTTAGTTAGTAAATGCACAAGATTTAACATCAAAATTTTTATTTGTGTTATCTTGATTATCTTGCTCTTGCTTTGTTCTCACATTATAATGCAAGTTAGTGCTTGTATTATTTTCTTTGCAAAGTTGGTATTCTTCATTAATTGTATCCATTAACTTTTTAATCTCTTTAAAAGTTATTTTATGACATCCAATATAAAAAACATCATTTGCAACCTTATTAATCGTATAATAACCAATTTTTTTATTTGCAAAGATTTGATTTGCTTTTTCGTTGTTCCATTCAAAGTAAACTAGTGCATCAATTATTTCAACTACCTTATCAACCTTAACAACGACATTTTGAGAGGTTTTCACGCTATATTCGTAAATATTGTATTGAGTGCCTATCTCACAATCTAAACGTAGTAAATCAAAGTTTAAACCCCTAACCCAATCTTTTTTATTATTATAAAATTTATCACTATCTAAAAGTTGTTTTGCCTTCTTTTGCTCTTGTAACTTTATCATTGTTTCCATAACCTCTATTTTAAAGTTTTTACTCTCAAAAGTTGTTACTAAATGAATAAATCTCTTATATGATTTATCTCTCTTATCTACTTTTACTTTTTTTGGTGTATCGTAATTCATTCTAATGGAGTCTATCTTATGTAGATTTAAATAATCTTGAAACCTTAAAAACTCGCTTTGTATTGATAAAATAGTATTATATAGATACTCTTTGTTTTGTCTAGCTCTTACAAATTTTTTAGCCAAATCCTCAACCCTAGAAAGAGCATCCTCTAGAATTACATCTTGAGTCAAAAATTGGTTTTTGTGTTGTGATGCTTGTACTATACTAGAAATGTGCTTAGATGTTGTTACACTATAACCATCATTATTTATAAGAATTGCACCCCCTTTTAGATATTGAGCTAGTTTATAATGTGAGCCAAAAGAATAAAGTTCTTTTTCTTTAAAATATAAAGTTCTAGTTTGATTAGTTGCATTGCTTTGTATTTGATTTGCAAATAGGTGATATACTTCGCTTGTGTTTTGTTGTACTATTTTCATTTTCTTTTTGTTAGTTAGTATCATTATTGATATATGTAAATATAAAAAATTTTCACATAATAAGTATAAAAAAGTTTTTTTTTCTCGTTTTTTATGTGTTATGTGTTTTTATATCTAGTATGAAAGAATGAACAAAAAGCAAAAGCACCCCCCCAAAAAAAATATCATTCACAATTTATAAGCACCAATATAATATCTCCTTGTAAATAGAAAATCAAGCGTACTTTTAAGTCCACTTGTAAATAGAAAATCAAGCGTACTTTTAAGCATAAAAAAACCCCTATTTCTAGGGGTATATTTAACATAAAATTTTATTTTAAGTGAGTATTATTACTCTACAATCCTTAAAAAAGCTAGGATGAATATCACTATCCAAAGATACACCATTAATCTTTATCGTAAGATGAGTGTAACCCTAAACTATGAGCTATTGTTTCATTAGCATCATATAGCGTGATATAAGCATCTTCTACCTCTTGGTGCATATCTCCATAGTCATTGTATAGATTGTTGTTAAATTGTGCCTTAATAGTGCTTATAGTAAATTTATCAAGCATCTCTAAAAATCTACTATTATCCATATATGTTTTTTCTATTTTCATTTTATAATATTTAAGTTAATAACAATAAGTATGTCCTCCATAATCTCCTACTTGAAATCTTGTTTCTATATCCTCACACTCCTCTAAGCCCTCATAGTCATAATATCCACTACCACTTTCAAACTCTTTCTTATCAAAAGCATTATTTATTTTATCACTTATAACATCCTTTTGATTATCCCACATCCATTCCTCAACATCATACTCATTAACGCTTTTAGGCACGTTTACGAACACTTCTACATATTTGTGCATAGTTACCCTTTGTTGAATTTTTACTTGTTTATAGTCTTTCATTTTATTTAGTTTTATTTAGTATAATTTTTTCTATTTTTTCTATTTGTGATTTAATCTTAGTGGTATTGATTATATCTCTTTTAGTATTCGCAATAGCTCTATGCTCCTCAAATCCCTCATACTCATACAAAAGTGATTCTAAAGCCAATATTAACATAGGATGAGATTGAGTAGGAAATACATCTTTAAGTTCATTATATTTTTGCTTATAGTAATCTCTATTAGGAAATACATCTAAAACTTCATTATATTTTTGCTTATAGTAATCTCTATTTTTAAGCAAATCTTTATAATCCTCATCCTCTATACTACTTTGTAATTTCTCTAGCTCTACTATCCTTTTTTTAAGCTTAATGTTATCGTAATGTTTAGGGCTAAAAGTTATACTACAATCAAACTCTAAGTAATCGTTTATTAAATCTACTAAATCACTTGCACCATCCACATCATTATGAAAATCACTTGTTAATTCACTACTATCAAAATATTCTCCTATCTCAACAAAATCTAAGTATTTAGTATCTAGAGGTATTTTACCATTTGAAATATTTTTTTCAATTAATACCTTTGCCTTTTCAAAACTAGCTTTTACTCTAGATTCCCTATCATCAACCTCACTATCTTCAAACATATTTATAGGCTCACATCCAAATTCCATATACTTTTTTAAGAATTTAAAGTGTTCCCAAATTCTTAATATATCATATCCCTCATTTTTTACTTTTGTCATAAACTCTACACTATTTTCAAAATTAAGAGCCTTTCTTAATGTTATGCTCTTTGGAAATTTATACCAAACACCACTACCACTTTCATCACTCATAAAATCTTCTAAAGTATTAGGCTCATAATCTCCATTTTCAAAATCACATTCATTATTTAAACCAAGAACTCTATTCATATAATCTTTTGCTAATTGATGAAATCTCCATTCAAAAGACTCTTGCATCTCCATAACATTATCATAAATCAAACCATCAATATTATCTTCACATCTTTCAAACTCATCTACATCAAGAGATTTTTCTAAAGGAAAAACACAAAATGTGTTAAACTTCTCTTTATCATTATCATTTGTAGCACTATTAGGTAGTAGCACATCAAATAACTCTAAACTACCAATAGATAGTCTTAAACTATCTACACTATCATTACGATAAGAAACATCCTCTATATCAAACCCCATATCACGAAACATAATAGAATATAATGCACTAGACTTTTGCGAGTGTATTCCAATATAAGGCAACCATTCATCAACACCCTCAAGATTATCTATAAACCAATCATTATATAGTTTAATTTCCATCTCTTCTAAGTATTCGCTTTCATAATATTGATTGCCTATTACTAATCCAAAACCACTTAAACCTATTTGAATATAATAGAAATCTTTATATACATATATATAAGGACATTCTTTAGAACATACATCTTCTAATATATTATCATTGTTCATTTCGTTAAACTCTTTAGGAGTCATTTGTTTTCTTGTAGCTATAAAATCATTAAAGTTTTTCATTTTGTTTTTGTTTGTTAGTTATAGAATCATATAACGAATACTTTTTTAGATATGCAAATTATATCCAACATAATTTATAGAGGTAAAAACATTGAAATTATACTCTTATTGTATTGTTGTGAGTAATAGTGATGCCCTAAGAGAGAGCATATCGTATTTTTACTATAAAGAGTAATGTTAGCGTACTTTTACTATAAAGAGAGGAATTAGCGTACTTTTAATCCGATCGGTGATTAATCCTGATAAAGAGAAATATTAGCGTACATTTTGATGAAGTCTGTCCAGTTTATTGGAGATAAAACAAGACATAAAATAAGTGTTACAAACCGATCAGTGATTAATCCTGGACAAAAAAAGGAGAGCCGAAGCTCCCCTTAATCATTTCCTAACAAGTTATAGTGCGAAACACTATGTTCAACAAAACAATACAATATAACAACAATTTTTTAAAACAATAAGCTTTTTTCCAAGAAATTTAGTAACTAAAAGCAAATTTAAGCGTATATTTAAAAATAATGAACAAATCTTGCTACCTGACCACTATCTTTATCGTGAAGATAACCTTCAATAGCTTTTGGAACACCACAAAATCCTTTTCCTGAGTGCCAGGAATCACTAGCACTAGGGCTTCGCATATATTCCACACTAACACCAATATAATCTTTAGCATCTAACCATTTATGTTTAATCTTATGATGTAAATGGTGTAAATACCAATATCTATGAGTGGTTTTAGCCCATTCTTGAGGTTTTTCAGATGCCATTAAAAGAGGTAATTTATCCATTTTTGCACCATCTCCATGTTCTAGTCCTATTAAGTTGCTACCATATATATAATATTTACGAGAAGAAACACCACAATCAACAGTAACATCATTTGTATTTCTAAACCAACTTTTTAATGCGTGTGCCAGGTGAAATCCACTCATAAAATCGTGATTACTCATTGAATGAACACAGTCTACAGGAGCAATTTCTCTTAACATCTCTACGCATTGAACATAAACTTTTAATGCAATTTCATAATGCTCCCACCATTTACCATCTGTATCTTGGTATGTTCCTTTGCTTGTTGATGACATTACATTATCTGTATGTAAAATATCGTTGCCAATGCAAAATAACACTCTATCCACATCAAAACCTTTAGCTTTATTTATAAGTCCACTAACACCCATTAAAACTCTATTTATGGCTATTTCTATGTTATAATCTTCGCCTGTTTCCTTTTTGTTTGCATATTTCCCTATATGGACATCTGCTGGATTTATAACTAATAGATGAGTTCCGTCTTTATGCTTAATTTTTTTATATTCAGGAGCATTTTCTTCTATAAGTTTTAAAACATTATTGAAAACACTTTTTTCATCTATTAGGGCATTTTTGGTTACTACGGAAAATCTCAATTCTCCTCCCATATTTTGCCAATGCTTTACTGAAACCACATCTTTTTTATCAATTCCTCTATCTATTAAATGATTATCTAATGCTGAATTGTGTGTAAGATTGTGGTTTAGGTTTTCTAAATCATCAGCTCTATACTGATAAATTATGTCTACCTCTTTATCTGATAATCTTAGTCTTTTTCCCATATTAAAGTTATTTTACAACCCTTTACCTCCTTGACAACTATCTTTTTATATTCTTTAACTTTTTCTTTTGGTAGGTATTTAGGATTCTTACTGTTAAGCTTCTTCTTTTTTGCCATATGTAATAATAAGCTATTTTTTAACCTTTTCCCAGCTCCTTCCACCAAAATATGCACCTATCACTGTTAATAAAGTTAATTGTAGAAGGTTAATCCAGGCATCTTCTACATAAAAGTCTATTAAACCTGCATCTATAAAAATTAAAACGATTGTACTAAAAACAAGAAATAATAGTATAATTGGTCTAACATTTTTTGATAGCCAGGAGTCTGATTTCATGTCTGCGTTCCATCTATTAGAAACTTCTTCTTGCATTTTTGTTTCATAAGAATGTATTATCTCCTGAATCTTTCTTTCCGCTTCTAGCTTTTCTTTTTTAGTTGTTGTTAAATTATCTAATACACCTCCAACACCTTTAACAAGCTCTGTAGCTCCACTAGAAAATATTTTACCTAATATACTCATATTATTTATTTATTAGGATAACTAGGTTTTTTCACTATTTTCTTTTTTCTTTTTTTTGCCATTATATTTCTATGTTTTTAATCCACCTAAAAGTTTTTTTGTACCATCTATTATCCTTTTTGTTTTGTTTTGTTTCACATACGCTACAAATTGTATCTGTAATACTTATCCTTACTGTGTCTATTATTGTTTTTAATACTATCTTATAATTGTATTGTACACTATCATCACCCATTCTTAATTCACTCATTTCAAACATACTATCATGATAAGCATCTACTTTATTGTTTAAAAGCGTAATATCTCTTTGTTTTCTCCACAAATCTTGCTCTAATAGTGTTTTTTCTTCTTTATTAGTCATTATTTGTAAAACAGCCATATCTGCTGATCTAAACAGACTATCTAAATTATTGCTAGAAGATTTTATCTCTTCCACAGGCTTTTCGGATGATAAGCATGAGGATAATGTAAACAACAATATAAAACACAACTTATTCATTAATATTTTCTAAAGTTTCTATGAATTTATCGTTTAACTTTTTATAATCACTTCTTAAAGTTATGACTTCTTCTTGTAGAGCTTCAATTTGATTTGTTAGTGTAGTTTTATTATCTATATATAAATATCCTATGGCAATTAAACAAAAAAACAATCCTCCTGCCATTGGATTGGCAGCAAAATCTTTAAAGTTGATTGGGGATTTCATCCTAAAAACATTTTAATAATTAGCCCTATAATAGCAACATAGATTACCCAAAGAGATTTACTTAGTATTTTTCTAGAAGAAGTGTTCCTGTTTACTCTGGCAACGACACCATAATCAGGATCTAGCAACTTTTCAGTCAGCATATCCAACTTCTTATCCATTTTTTCTAATTTATCATCCATTGAATCTATCCTTTGTTCCATTAGTGCCATCTCTTTTACTATATCTTTATTAGTTGCCATTGTCATTAAATTCTTCTATCCATATCTATGTATTCAATAGTAACCTCATTCCCCAATTCTAATTGCCTTGCAATATCTGGATATAATCTTTTATACGCATTAGTGGATTTTCCAATGAAGCCATCTTTGATGATGACATTATTCTCTTGCGAATCACCCACAAGAAGGCATCCAGCTGTATGCGAATCATCATTACCACAATGTATAAGAACATATTTAAAGTTTTTAACATTACAAACTTCCAACATACCTTTATGTATGTTTGGAAATCTTTTAGAATATCTTTCATTAAAACCCCCTTCATTTCTAAATTTTAAGTTATATGTTCCACAAGGTATTCTTGTTTCACCCTTCACTTTTAAAGCTCTATGCTCATCTTCTAATGTATATGCTATGAAGATCATTCCAATATCAGAATCTTCAAAAAGCAATCCATTAGTGCAATCAGCTTGACTACTAAATCTTAGAACTTTTAATTTCATTTTAGATTGTTGCTGCGAATACCTCTAAATCACAAGGTGCTACACTAGCTTCTGCTGAAATTACAAATGCTGAATTATGAGAAACAGCTCCTTGAGCTATATCAGCTGCTGCTGCATCAAAACTTACACCACCTAACATAAAAGATTTACCAGCTTCTAGTTTAATTACCATTGCATCTGTTCCAAAAACTTTTAGATTAACATAATTAGTATCATCTAAATTTGTTATTCTAATATATTTACAGTTAGCTGCTGTTAATTGCCCTTGTCCTGTAGATCCTAGTTGTAATACAGGTGTAAATGCTGAAATAGGCACTTCTACTACTCTACTATAAACTTCATCAATAGAAGCTACAGTTAAAGTGTTTGTGTTACCATAAGATTGTCCATTTAAAGTAACTGTGTCTGTTACTGTTACTGTTAAGTTTGCGTTTGTTACTGTCGTTGCCATTTTATTTATTTATTAATTTGTTATTTTAAAATTCATTTATATATTCTGTTTCATTCATTTCCCACTCTTCAACACCTGTGTTATCTCCAGTCCAAAAAGAACCTTCTTCAAAAGTATATAAAGATAATTCTTCAGAAGTTTTAAAGCTTAATACTGTATCTCCTACAATTTCTGTTGTAGTTACTACCCATTGACTACCATCTAGACTTACAAAAGCAAAATCAATGCTATTTTCATCTAATTCATTAAAAACTTCGTTAGTTACTATGTAATATTTCATTATATATTTTCAAAATTACTATTCCCGCTTACAACAAAAGGATTTCCATTACTATTACTTGAATCATTCCCATTCCCCTCAAATTTATAATAGCCTTTTAAATTACTTGCTGCCGAATGTGTAGTTAAATCCATTCTCGTTCCTTCATTATATATCTCTGCAACTTCAGAAGCTGATAATTGTTTATTCCACCAAGACAAATCATTATATTGTGTTTCAGCACTATTACCAGATTTCGCATAAGACCAAGAATTACTACCTACTGTTATTTGTCTATCGGCAGTAGTCATATTTACAGCACCATTGCTATTTCCATTAGCATAATATCCACTACCCATACTCGTTCCGTTCCAATACATAGTCGCATAGTTTCCACCAGCATTTGCAGTAGCACTTTGTGTAATAGTTATTAGTGTAAAATCATCATCTCCAACATTCCCTCTATTTGAAGCACTCCAATAACTACTTCCTAATCCAGCAGCTTGATATGCAGCTGCATAATTTCCAGAATTAACTTGCATTAGCCAAAAATTCTGACTATATCTTGAAGGGCTTCCAGATGCAAATTGATAATAAATTCTATTATTATCTTCTCTGTAATAAATTCTAATTAAATTAGTGTAAGATACATAAGGGTCTACGGCAGATGCAAATAAATGTATATTAGTATTTAATGATGTAGACCACCCTACTTTTATCCAAAAACTAATTGAATAAGCATCTGATTGAATAAAATTAAATTTACCATTAGTATCTGCAAGTCTTATTGACTGCCCTACTCCAGTTGTTATTGATCTTGCTACTGCTTGGTTATCTGTAAATCCAGCAGAAGGAGCAGAATAATCTATTGAATTAACACCTGCAACACTAGCCATTTCTATTGCGTTCACTTTTGCAAGTGATGCTGATTCTACATTATTTAAAAGACCAATATTAGGCATCTGCTAGTATTATTGAAGTGTTGTCTGGATTAAACCAAATTTTTGTAGATTCAATATTATATCCAACTATTCTAACCACATCACTAACAGCAGTAGGAGCTGAAGAGCTTAAAAGTCCAGCACTTGTACTTAAATAAAGAGGAGAACCTCCATTTCCATTAGCATTACTTAAATAAGCCATACCTCTTAAAAGCATCCCTACACTATTTGCTGCTCCTGTTCCTAAAGCTAAAGCTAATAAGTTAGAACCATGAAGTGCAATATCAGCATCTGCTGCAACCCAATCCCCTGTCCAGACATAAACCCTACCAATAATTACTGAAGTAGAACCATAATACATAATATCCCCTTCTGCCTCACCAGATGTAGAGCTTATGCCACTAGGACTAAAGTTACGAGAACCAAATTTTTCGTACTTATTAACTTTACTCATTTATTATTGAATTTTAGAAACCAATATTGTTACATCACCACTAGATGGTGCTGAATTAAAACCTACAGTTACTTGATTAGTAGTATTTCTAACTACTTGAGCATATATAGTTTCGTAAGAAGATGTATCAAACATTTGCACCATAACTGCTCTTGTACCTAAATTGTGAGTTACAGCTATAGAAGTAGCACCACCTATTGTAGTAGTGTAAGTTCTATTTGCTAAATGTTTAGGAGTTACATATCTTGAAGTATCTGCTCCAGCTAATGATTCTGCATCTGTAGCTCTTTCAACAACACCAGCAGTACCTATACTTGCAGCAACTTCATCCCCAGTATTTGAACCACTAAAAGAAGTATTTGGTACATTTCCTAAACCTACCATAGCTTTAGTTATACCTCCTACTGTTCCTGTAAATGTTGGAGAAGCTATTGTAGCTTTAAGTCCTAAGGCAGTTGTTATTCCACTAGCATATGAAGCATCATCTCCGATTGCTGCTGCTAATTCATTTAAAGTATTTAAAGCACCTGGCGCACCTCCTACTAAATTACTTACAGCAGTAGTTACATAAGCAGTAGTTGCTACTTGAGTTGTATTTGTTGATGCACTTGCAGTTGGAGCTGCTGGAGTTCCAGTTAATGTTGGAGAAGATGTATTTGCCTTTGCATTTAAAGTAGTTACTTGCGCAGCAGACATAACACCTGAAGCACCAGTAGTTGCTACAGGAATTGTTGCATTACTACCATCAGAAGAAACTATTACTCTTGCAGCTGTTGTACCAGTAATACTTAAATTTGTAGTAACATTATGATTAATATCTGAAGTTTTAGCAGTATTCGCTGTAATTGCAGATGACTGTGCAGATGTAATTCCAGTTTTTGAATTATTCGCTGCAATATTATCAGATTGTGATGCAGTAATACCTGTTTTAGCTGTGTTAGCTGTTATTGCAGAAGTTTGTCCTGAACTTATACCTGTCTTAGCTGTATTTGCAGTAATAGCTGAAGCCTGTCCAGAGGTAATACCAGTCTTAGCACTATTTGCTGTTACAGCAGAAGCTTGTTCATCAGTCATTGCACCCCATGCAGAAGATGTAGCTGCTGGAAGAGAAGCATTATCCCCATCTGAAGATACTACAGTTAAAGAAGTTGCATTAGCTGTTACGCTTAAATCAGTAGAAACATTGTGGTTTATATCTGAAGTTTTAGCAGTATTTGCAATTATTGCACTTGCTTGAGAAGAAGTAATACCTGTTTTAGATGTATTACCAGTAATAGCATCTGATTGTGATGAAGTAATACCTGTCTTAGAAGTATTTGCTGAAATAGCATTTGATTGTGCTGCGCTAAGCCCTGTTTTGGCAGTATTTGCAGTGATTGCAGATGCTTGACCACTAGTTATTCCTGTTTTAGATGTGTTAGCTGAAATAGCACTAACAGTAGAACTATCTAAGTTTACAGTAGCAGCACCAGTTGTTCCACCTGAAACATCAATACTTGTACCTCCAATTACTTCTGTTATATCTCCAGTTGAACTTGATAATTCTACCCAAGAACCATTAAGACCTACATACACTTTATCTGTAGTAGTGTTTTGGAAAATTTTACCCTCTACTACTGTAGCAGGATTGGTGCTTAATTGTTGTAGCACCATATTTAGTGCTTGATTGTTGTTATGATCTATGTTTCCAGAAACATCAAGATCATGTAAAAATTTAATTGCCATTGTTTAATTTATTTAGTTTATTTAGTTATTTATTAATTGAAATATGCCTTTCCAGAGAAAGCTGCTTTAAATGTTAAGGTTATTTGATTTATTGTATCATAATCAACTTGACCTATTACCACTGTTCCTGCTGAGTCTACTACTGCTACACTTGGATTCTTCCCCAAATTATGTGTTACTGTCCACACTGTAGCAGCAGAGCCTTGAGTGTGAACGTAGTTTTTATCGGCTGCTACACTTGTTAATGAAGTAAATTTTAAATTACCACTTGCATCAGTTGTTAGCACTTCATCAGAAAGTTCTACATCTACTACAGAAATAGTAAAACCTATTTCATTTGTTTTTGCTGGACTTGCACTAGTTAATCCTGTTACTGTAATTATTTCATTACTAGAATTTCTTGTTGCTGTAAAATCGGCATGACCATTAAGAGCTGAATGTAAAGCTACACTAACTTGAGTTATTGTAGAATTTATACCTGAAGAAGTTAAATCTACAGCAATAACACCTCCATAACCTGAAGGAGTTGCTAAAGTAGTTGCTGCTGTTACTTTAAAATATACAGCATATTTAGTAACATCATAACTATTATATAAACAAAAATACCTATGATGTAAACTTCCTGCTTGATCAGCTGTAGGAGTAATTGTAACTGTACTTGTATAATTACCCTTTACCCATTCTACTACTCCAGATAAGTTTTTGGTAGATACACTTCTCTTTCTTGCAGGCTCAAATCCTTTGGCATTATGTATCTGACTATCTGATAAACTATTATGGTGCTTCATTTATTAATAAGTTATTATGCCATGTCTTTTACTAACAGAGCTTTCTGAATTACATAAGCTACAACTTCCGCAGCCTTTCCATTCAGGATATAAATTACGATTGTCATCTAAATATAAGTGCATTTTCTTTTTAAAAGTATCTGCTTTTTTATAAGTTTCTTGTCGTAAATAATTTAATTTTTTTTCATTAACAGGGCTTGTAAAATCTGCCATGTTATCTACAACACCTTGAGATGTTGTATTGTATGTTATGTCTGGTAATATTTCAAATTTAACACAAAATGCTAAATAATCTTTAATATAATCATTTAATAATGTTACATATCCCCCTTGAGATACAGCATCATATAAATCTTTTCCTAAAAACGGTTTAACATGATTTAATTCTGCTATCTCTATAAAAGTAGATTTAACTAAATGCTTGTCAAAATTAGCATTTGTCATTGCTTTAGATACTATTTCTGTACTAGTTATTAGTGCCATCTTCTTCTTTTTTAGTTGATTCTTCTTTATGTGATGATCCTGGCATTACTGTTCCATCTGGCATTGTATGAGTTTCTTGTTTTTTAGATGATTTTTCTTCTATAAGAGCAGCTAACTCTTCATCAGTAAGCTCTGGTAAATGAAATATCTCTCTACCCTCTCTAATTGTAATAAATTCAGCAGGATTAATTGTTCCTAATAAAGAAACAGGAGGTTTTGTATAAAATCTTAAATCACTAGCACTAATTCCTCTTTCTATTTTTAATATTTTCTTAATACATTTAAGAAACATTTGTTGAGGTTCTTTTATAACCGTACTCATAGCTATATCATAAGCTGTTAATATTTGCTGATTGTTTCCTAATTGACCTGCCACTTGAATACCTGATAACGCTGGATTCCATCTGTGTGCCGATATAATATTATCATTAGTAATTTTTTGAAGCTCCATAAAAGAACCATCACTAGTATCATTAATTATTTGAACATTTGTAGCATCTCCATCACCATTTTTAGCTATAAATAATATTTTAGAATTATCTCCAGCTCCTGTTAATTTAGCTACAGCATCATCAATAAAATCTTGTGCTTCATCCTCTCCCATATCAGCGTTTAGCTCAACAATAGCACTTGGCATAAATCCATTTTTGAAGCGTGTTAGATTAAAAACTCCTATTTGATTTGCTATACGAATATGGTCTAAAGCTGCACAATAATCAGGCATACCATAATAATAATAAGTGCTTTCGTAATCAGAAAAATGAACAATACTTCTAGAAATCTCTCCTTCCTTACTGTATTCAGGGTACATAGGAATTTTTCTCATATTATCTGGGTATCTTCTTGCGTGTTCCCAATCTGGATGTAATAATATGTGTTTGCCATCTTTATGAACTCTAGCTGTAGTACCATCTTGATGAAAAAAGTTAATATATCCTGGACCTATAACAACTTCCATATATCCATTACCTAGTTTCCAATAATCAGATAAAACTTTTTTTGCAACATCATCCATTGATTCCCCATATACATTAACATCCTCTAATAATGACCTTAAAGCCTTATTAGTGGTTCTTAATCCTTCTCCAATACTAAATGTAGTTTTTGTTCCAAGTATAGCTCTATGTGTAGATGCGGCTCTTGAAAGCTCTGAAAGTTCTTGTGGAAATAAATTGTTTTTTCCAAAAGGAATCCACTCATCTCTTAATGTTGTAGAGATTAAGCTAGTTTCTTTTGGTGCTTCTTTTGATAAATCCTTAGAAAATGAGTAACCTAATATTTTAGGACTCTTCTTCGTTTGGGTTATTATCTGCTTTTGATTCTTTTTTCGGCTCATTTATGATAGCTTTTTTCTTTTTTATTTTGAATTTAGGCTTTATTACTTCTACTTGCTTTTCTTCACCTTCAAAACTAACATAAGGTTTGCCCAATTTATATAAATTAGATAAAACTTTTTGGCTTAAAACTGAATTAAAACAAACTGTAAAGCTATTACCCGCTATTTGAACGGCATCATCATCAGCAGACACAAAATAATCCTTAATGAATATATATTTCATGATATTTTTTATGTAAAGATAAAAAAACAGGGGGAATTTCACCCCCTATTTATTTAAAAAAGTTATACTAAGCTGCTGTCCAAGCTAATGTAGCACCTGTACTTGGCTGATAAAAATCAATTTGTCCACTATTACCTGGATCAACATTTGCACCAGATACAACTACAATAGCTTCTCTTGGGTATTCAGCGTGAACACCAGCAAGTTTTACAGCAGTTCCATTAGCATCTTGAAGTCCAACACCTGTAGCTTGTTCACCTGAAGAAAACTCCATATATGCTTTCTTTTCAAATACTTTATCATATCCTAATATAAAGAAGTAAGTTTCTGGAGCAGTAGTATCACAGTCATCAGCGTAAGTTTCTACTAAAGCGTAAACACCACAAGATTCAGTTAATTCTCTTAATCTACCATTAATTTCTTCAGTTACTTTAGGGATGTAAAACATTAGTTCTACATTTACAAGAGTAGAACCATTCTCTCTTGTTGCATTTGCAGTGAAACCAGCAGTTCCTCTATCAAATTCAAATTCAAAGAAAGTTGATGAAGCAAAAGCGTTAAATTCTCCACCTGCAGCATCAGAACCTGGTCCCGATCCAGCAGCAGCGTAAGCTACAGTAGTTAATCCACCTTGTTCCATTAGCCAAATTCTTTTTAAACCACCTCTTCGGTTTCTGTCGCAACATATAATTGCATGTCCTTTAGTTAAAGCCATTTTTATTTATTTTTTTTTTTAGTTAAAAACTTAGGGGAGCTATTAACTCCCCTAAGAGATATTATTAATTATGCAGTTTCAACAGAAGCAACACACATCAAAGGCTCTTTTACAGCAACACCCATAGAGTACAACATTCTGAATCTATTTTCTTTTTCATCTTTATTATACCACATGTCTACATCTTGTGCTTGGAAGTCTGTACCAACAGTGATGTTGTTTTCAGAAGTCCAGATAGCACATTTAGTTTCTGCTACAGCATCAGGAGCAAAAGCATTAGCCATATTTGCTAAAGCAGCTCCATGAGTTGCAATATCAACATCCCAAGAAGGAATTACAACTAATCTAACACCTTGAAATCTTAAATTTGAAATACCATCTTGTAAATCTGCATAAGCAGCAACATGAGTTCCAGCAGCTCTTAATCTAAAAGCATAATCATCAGCAAAAGCTCTTGAGCAATATATTAATTGATTGTCCATTGCAGCTAATTCATTAGAACGAAGAGCTAACATAGATTCTAAGTTAGTAAGTGCATTAGTTCCAACTACTCTGTTGTTTGCTATAGAGAATCCTCCAACACCAACTTGTAAATCTAATGATTTCCAAACTCCATTACATAGTGCTTGAGTTCCTGCACCATTATTTACATCTCCCCACCATAATATAGTAGAGAAATCTCTCTTAATACCTTGCATTACAACTTCAGAAACAATTTCTTGGAAGATAGTTCCAGTCATATCAGCTCTATTAATTCCTTTTTTAAGTAATTGAGATTTAATATGAGAGAATAATACATTTGCTTGTTGTGCGTGTTCAACTTCTAATCTAATTAATGTTAAAGTTATGTTAGTATTAGTAGATTGAGTACCATCAGCAGTAAAACTTGTTGCTGTAGTCATTGTTTTCGTGATGTCTTTAACAGAAGTATATCTATCTAATAAGATAGAAACTCCAGAAACATCAGTTATAACATCCATTCCTTTAAGATGTTCGTTTTCGTAAAATAATGGTGCTAAAAAATACTTTTGAGCATCTTCTTGCGACCAAGTTAAACTTGTACTTATTACATTTGCCATTTTCTTTTATTTTTGTTTAATTAATTTTTAAAATATATTTTTTTGTTATCTGCAATACTATTAGCATACATATCCCAAGCATTTTCTTCCTTAGCTTCAGGAGTTGGGTTAGGATCTTTGCTAGGTACTACACCACTTGGAGTTCCCTCCATTTTTGCAACTTTATAAGTAGCTATTTCTGCTTCTAGTGTTGCTATGTAACCATCCTTTTCAACTATTGAACCATTTAACTCAACAATAGCTTTACTAGACTCTTCAATAGACTCTTCTATAGCAATCATTTTGTTAGATACTTCTTCGTTGTCAAGAATTTTTACTTCTTTTGCTTCTGCTGTTTTATTAAACATTTCAGAAATAAAAGATTTTAAGTTTTCAAACTCTTTTTCCATGTTACTTTCTTTTTTTTGATTATTAAATAATTTTTCTACAAGAACACTATTCTTATAGTCGTACTTTTTTATATCAAACATAGCTGCCATCTTTATAGGCTCTTCAACTAAATTGATAAAACCTGCTTCTTGTGCTTCTAAACTGTTAAACCAAGTTTCTGCATCCATCCAAGAACGGATTTGTTCTTCTGTTTGACCAGTTTTTGAAACATATATATTAATTAGCCTTTCACCCATTTTATCCATAAGGTCAGCAGCTTTTCTTAAATCATCTGAATCTCCAACTTCACCTCCCCAAACATTGTGTATCATATAAAGAGAGTTTTCACTCATAATTACTTCATCAGCAGCAAGTGCAATAACACTAGCCATTGAAGCAGCAATACCTTCTATACGAGCAGTAACCTTTTGTGGCATCCTATTTATAGCATCATATATTGCTAAACCATCTATAACAGAACCTCCTGGTGAGTTTATTCTTAAAAGAACAGATGTATCTTTGGGAATGTTTTTTATCTCATTTATAAAAGACTTGGCATCTACCCCATAACTACCAATTTCATCATATATCATCACTTCAGTGTTTTCACTTTTAGCAATATTTTTTATACTATACCAATTCATACTACAATATAACGCAATGTATTTTATGTATTGTGGAACTTAGTGGAATAAAGATTTATGCAATATAATTTGGTATTGTAAAATATTAACCATTACATTGTATTCTAATCAAAACAAAACAAAATGGATTTCACAACAAAAATTGCCCAATATGATGTTACAGTACACAGAGGTTTAGTAGATGATTGCTCTATGGAAGGAGCTTTTAATGTAGAATGGCAGTATTATGCAGAGTTTAGGGGAGAGTATATTAAAGAAGTTGGTGTGTATGCTACAAGAGTTATAGGTGTAGTTTTTGAAGATGATGAAGCTGTTTTTGAAAAAGACAGACAAGAAATAGATTCAGAAGATGAAGGATGGTCTTTAAAATCTGATTCATCAAACATACAATGGGGTGATTGTATTCAGCCTATGGATTTATATGTAGATATAAAGAATAAACAAATAATCGTAAACTTTTAATATGAGTGATAAACTAGCAACTCCTTGCTGTAATGCGGGGTACGAGCCAGACACTGTAAGTGCGTGTTGTGAAGCAAAAATATCAGAAAGTGGATTATGCTATTCTTGTCATGATCATACAGAACCAGAAGGATATATATGTGATGATTGTGAAGAATGGTTAGATGATAGAGATTTAGTAGAAAAAGTATATAAATGTACTTTTTGTGGAGATGAATTAGATGAAGATACTAGATATTGCTCTAAGAATTGTTATAGAGCAGATAGTGATGAAAGAGTTTAATTAATAATTTAAAAATAATAATATGGCAACAACAATTTTAACTGTATGCAGTATAATAATAGCTTATGGATTTGGATTTTTCAGCGGTACTATAGCAATGGCAAAAGATAATGCCAAAAAAAATAATGAAGAACGCAAGAAATCTCTAATACACTTTAATCAAATTAACTAATTTAATAAAATAATTTATGGGAAAAATGAAAGAAATTTTTATGGAACAAGAACAAGAGAAAGATGATTTTGAAAAATATTATTCAGAAATGTATCAGTTAGCACAATATATGGGAACTGAAAATATATTTAAGAAACTATATAAAGCATCATCAGAAAATAAAACTAGTAATAAATTAAAAAAAGAAAAAAATGTCAGATAATAAAACTCCAGAAACAAAAAAAGATGTGTTAAGAAGATTATTTCTAGCTAACAATTTAGTAAAAGAAGATGTTTTTAAACACGCACATTACACAATTATAACTAGGGCAGGTGTAGATAAGATTATGTCTGCTCAAAATATTGAAATTCAATATGAATTAGTAAATTTGTCTGAAGATCATTCACATTGCTTAATAAAAGCTATTGGGAAGATGGGAGATAAGATAATTCAAACTTTTGGTGAAGCAACTCCTAAGAACAACAAGAACGCATATCCAGTCGCTATGGCAGAAAAAAGGGCAATGAGTAGAATTGTTTTAAAGTTAGCTGGTTTTTATGAAAATGGATTCTTTGGTGAGGATGAAAGTGATGACTTTAAATCTAAATAAGTGAAAGATTGGATAGATGATGTCTTAGATGATGAAGAATGTTCTATGTGGCAAATAGGATTTATTGAACAGCTTTTGATAACATCTGCAAGTAACTATTTATACTTTAACATTGATTTTAACAATTTAACACATAATGAAGCAGAAAAGATTATCAAAGACTTACGGGAGAACAACTGCCCTTCAGACTCTCAAGAGCAATTTAAAGAAATGTGTAGAGCAGGAGTATTCAAGCCTAAAGAATATTAGAAGGCTTTTTTCACTAACAAGTAAAAGTGTTGCCACAACAATACCAATAGGAACAACAATACCAATAGATTTCTTTTATGATTTCTTAAAGGTAATACCAAATGAGTATTGGTGCAACAGCCCTGTTTTTTATCATCATCCTGAAAGAGTATGTTGGGATGCTTTAGGTTTCTTAGGAGAGAGTATTCATAGATCAACAATAAGGACTAAATATTTAGAGCTTTGTTTTAGAAAAGTAGACATAAGTATATCTGAAGTTTTAGATAATGAAGAAGAATTATTTATGGAAATAATAGATAATAAAAAAAGATTTCTAAAAGCTTTAAAATATCTTGAAGAAAAACTAGATGAAAAAGAATTAAAATTATTATTAATAAAAGCAAAAAAATTAAGTGATGAAGAATTTAAAGTTGAATAGTACAGAGTCTGCAATAGTTGAGATAGTAGAATTAGTTTCTGGAATAGATAGAAAGATAATAAGTGGTAAAGATAGGAAAAGACCAAAAGCTTTAGCTCGTAGTGTATTAGGTTATTTTTTAAGAGATAATGGATGTACTTCTCAAAGAACAGCTGAAATAGTTGGAAGGCATCACGCAACTATATTAAAATATGTTACTGATCATGAATGGAATATGAAATACTATGAGGAATATAGAGAGTTTTATCAAAGTGTTCTTGATGAATATAACACAGGATATAGGAAAGCTAAAGTACAAGCTATGGCTAGACAGATAAGAGAACTTCAAACATCAATAGAATCTATAAAAGTAGATTTATTGTAACAATCAGGTTAATGAAACGACCTAAATAGTTTCAACAATTAAACAACAAAAATATGGCAGATAAACAGTATGTAAATGGAATGATTATCAAAGAAAAAACATTTGATAATGGAGGTAATCAACTAAAGTTAAGTATTAAAACTGAAGATTTTGTAACTCAATTAAAAGAATTAGATGACAATGGATGGGTAAATCTTATTGTTACTAGAAGAAAAGAACCTTCTGATACAGGTATAACTCATTATTCTTATGTGGACACCTGGAAACCAACTAAAGGTGCAGGACAACCTTCTAAGAAGAAAGCTGTCGTTCAAGAAGAAGATGATTTACCATTTTAAATAAATTGAGGGGAGTGGCAATTATGCCAATAATTTAATGGATGTTTAAAGAATGTCCTTTAATATTAAATGTTTAGCTCCCCTCTTTTTTTAACTAACAAAACAAAACTATGAACGAAAAACCAAACTATTACGCAATTATTCCATCAGATGTTAGATACAGTAAAAAGTTATGTCCTATGGAAAGATTGCTTTATGCAGAAATAACCTGCCTAACGAACTATAAAGGCTATTGCTGGGCATCTAATGCTTACTTCGGTAAATTATTTGATAGAAACCCTAAGAGCATTAGTAGAAATTTAGCGAATTTATCATTACATAAATTTATTAAAATATATTTAATAAAAGATGATGTTAAAAATGTAGATCAGAGAGTTATTTCTTTAACTCAAAAAATACCAAAATCTATATCTTCACCCCCTCCACAAAAATGCGACACCCCCCTCCGCAAAAATGTTAAGGATAATACTAAGAATGAAAAGATATTGTTATTTAATGAGTTTTGGGAAGCTTATAATGTCAAGAAAAGCAGAAAGTTATGTTATGATAAGTTTATTAAATTAAATTTAAACATTTGTAAAAAATGTGTTGTTGCTGCAAAAGAATATACTGCATCTGTTAAAGATGTTAAGTTTAAAAAACATCCAAGCACTTGGTTAAATCAAGAGTGTTGGGATGATGAGATTAATAATGATTTAAAAGAGGGTTTTACAGGTGGTAAATTTAATAATATGGTATTTTAATATGAATATTATAGAACTATATCCCAAAGAAGTTATAATTGAAGATGATGAGTGTTTAAATTGTTTTTGTCATATAGATAAATGTGAAGTATTTTGTAGTGAAGATTGTGAACTAGAATATGATGAAGATGACATTTAATGATTACGGCATAGAGCTTAAAAAGGCAACAGGACAAGTAAAGACAAAATGTCCTAAATGTTCACATGACAGAAAGAAAAAGGCTGATCCTTGTCTATCTGTAAATATAGATGATGGCATTTGGAATTGTCATAATTGTGGATGGAATGGAGGATTAAAAAAACAAAATAAATTTATGGATGAAAAACCTTTTATAATACCAAAAGAAAAAAATGTAAATCAGGTTTATTCAAAAAATTTAATTAAATGGTTTTTAGATAGAGGTATTTCTTCAGAAACTATGTTGAAAAATAGAATTGCAGAGGGTAAAGAATATATGCCACAAGTAGGTAAAGAAACAACTACCGTACAATTTAAGTATTTTAGAAATAGTCAATTAATTAATGTGAAGTATAGGGATGGTGCTAAAAACTTTAAATTAGTTAAAGATGCAGAAAGAATTATGTATGGTTTAGATGATTTGCTAGGTAAGAAAAGTGTAATTATTGTAGAAGGTGAAATGGACAAACTAGCATTTTATGAAGCTGGTTATAAGAATTGTGTTTCAGTTCCCAATGGTGCTTCAAATTTAAAAATGGATTATTTAAAAGATTTTCCTGAAGGATTAGATAAAGTTTATTTAGCTGTAGATAATGATGAGCCTGGAAAAAAATTACAAGAAGAGCTATCAAGAAGAATAGGTAGAGATATATGTTATAGAGTTTTTTATCCTGAAGGATGTAAAGATATAAATGATGTATTAATAAACTATGATAAAGATGCTGTAAAATATTGTATAGACAACTCACAAAGCTATCCATTGGAAGGAGTGTTAAATGTAAATGATTTTGATGTAGATATTGACACATTGTATGAGAATGGATTACAAAGAGGTGCTACTATTGGTCATAAAACATTTGATAATTTATTTAGTTTTGCTTCTTCACAATTAACTGTTATTACAGGAATACCTACTCATGGAAAAAGTAATTTTTTAGAACATATTTCATTAAGATTATCTGCACAGCATGGATGGAAGTTTGGGGTTTTTAGTCCTGAACACTATCCTTTACAATTACATTTTTCAGTATTGGCAGAAAAACTTATAGGAAAATCATTTAGGAAAATAACTAGATATGATAGGATGACTAAAAATGAATTAAATATTGCTAAAAACTTTATATCAGAACATTATCATTGGATAAGACCAGATGGAGATGTTTATACAATAGATGCTATATTAGAAACTGCTAAAGGTTTAATAAGAAGGCATGGTATAAAAGCTTTAATTATTGATCCTTATAATAAAATTGATGCTAATATAGGAGGTCAAAACGAAACTAATTTTATAAATAAATTTTTAACTAAACTTACAATATTTAAACAAAAATATGACATACATATATTTTTAGTTGCTCATCCAAGAAAAATGCAAAAGAAAGATAATGGTATGTACGAAGTGCCAAGTTTATATGATGTAGCTGGTTCTGCAAATTTTTACAATCAAGTAGATAATGGTATAACTGTTTATAGAGATTTTGGAAATGATTTAACAAATATTTATGTTCAAAAAATTAAGTTTAGGCATATAGGAGAATTAGGAGAAGCTCAGTTTAAATACAACATACAAAATGGAAGATATAGTGAGATAGGAGAAAAGCTAGATGATAAATCTTATTTAAAAAATAGTCAAAAAAATATATTGTAATATGAATAAAATAAAAATTGGAACTTTTTTTAGTGGTATAGGAAGCCCTGAACAAGCTATGATAAATTTAGGGGTAGATCATGATGTAAAATTTGCTTGTGAAATAGATAAGTTTGCTAGAGAAACATATTTAAAAAACTTTAGTCCTGATTATATGTATGAAGATGTAACTAAATTAGATATGAAAAAAGCACCTGCTGTAGATTTATTAGTTTTTGGATTCCCTTGTCAAGCATTTAGTATGGCAGGTAGAAGAGGTGGATTTGATGACACTAGAGGTACTTTATTTTATGATGCTTTAAGATATTTAAGAGAACACAAACCTAGATATTTTATTGGTGAAAATGTTAAAGGATTATTAAGCCACGATAATGGTAAAACTTTTAGAACAATAATAGATTGTGTTGCTAAAACAGAAAATAATCAATATTCAATAATGCCTTTTGATAATTTAGGTTATAATATACATTATCAAGTATTAAACACCAAAAACTTTGGAGTTCCACAAAATAGAGAAAGAATATTTATAGTGGGAATAAGAGATGATGAAGATAATGATTTTAGATTTCCTTCTCCAATGCCTTTAAAAGTAAAACTCAAGGACATTTTAGAGAAAGTTGTAGAAAAAAAATTCTTTTTAAGTCAAAGAATGGTAGATGGTATATATAAAAGTAAATTTATGGAAAGAAAACCAATGAAAATTGATGGAATTTGTAAAACTTTAAAAGTAGGTGGAGATACTCCTTGTTTTAAAGATGATAGAGTAATTTCTCATAGTTTATATCCAAGAACTAGTAAAACAGGTAAAGGAGGAACAGGAAGATTACAAAAAGAAGATGGCACTTCATATTGCTTAGATACAGGAAATGCTCAAGCTGTAGAAGTAATGTGTTGTTTAACTGAAGCTACCGGAAATAGAGCAGGCTCATCATCTGAATTTTTAAGTTCTGTAAATAGAATACATAAAAACACAGGTCATATAAGAAGATTAACTCCTATTGAAGCTGAAAGGTTACAAGGGTTTCCAGACAACTTTACATCTGGAGTTAGTGATACTCAAAGATACAAACAACTTGGTAACACGATAACAGTAAATGTTATACAAGCAGTCATAAACAACTTATTAAAATAATTTTATTAACTTTGACAAATTAAATGAAAAAGCCAATTTATAGAGTGCAAGTTGATTTTGAATATAGAAATAATAGCAGAAGTAACTACATAAGAACACAAATAAAAAATGGATTTATAGATACTTTTGCTTTATCTAAAGATAAAGATGAAGTATTTAATCATATAAAATCTAAATTATTTAGGCAAATAGGCAAAAAAGAAGGAGAGGTTCAAATTAAAATTATAAATATAAAAATAGAAGGTCAATATGGAGAAACCAATAGATAAGCATAGTAATCATTATTTTGAAAAAAATAGAAACATTGACCAATATGATGGTAAAACTAGAACAGGAGGGATAATGAGTGATTCAAGAGTGCCTAAATATTATAAAGGTAAAGAAGGTTATGAAGCTCGTAAAGTTTGCGACAACTTTGATTTACCCTATCACTTGGCTACTGCGACAACTTACATAATCAGAGCTTATCACAAGCATCAAACTCCTGTAGAGTGCCTTACAAAAGCTATTGCTCACCTACAATTTGAATTAGAAAAAGTAGAAAGAAATAATAAGTTATGAAAAGAAAAGAAGATGAATCTTATGAAGATTATGTTGAGAGAAGGAAACAAGAAAACATAAAAACAAAAAGAAGATTAAAAGGAATAAAAGTCTGGCCAGGAGATTGGGGAACTTATAATAAAAGTGTAGATGGAGCTGTTGAAAGTAAGCTTAAATCTTTAATGGATAAATTTAAGAACCAAAAAGATGTCTAATGTAAATGATCCTAACTATAAAGAATTATGCAAAGAATGTAATAAGAAATTTCAAGGATGTGTTTGTAATAGAAGAGAAGGAGATGATGGAGGTATAGTACATGAAAGATGTTTAGAAAAGTATAATTATAAATTAAAAATTAAGGATAATGACAAAAAATAAAACAAAAAATGAGGTAATATCTATTGATGACAACGAGCAATACAGAGTTTGTATAGATTTAAAAGCTCAAGGTAATGCTGAAGGAGGTAAATTTATAAATGTAAAAGGTCTTAAAGATATGATAGAAGGTCTTGAAGAAAAAGAAATAAATAAAATGGTAGGTTTAGTTTATGATGGAACAGATAGACTAGAAATACTTACTCAAAATATTAATAATAATGGAGGAGTTAGAGGAGTTATCCAAGATGCTAAGATAATTGATTAGTTATAATAAAAAAGGAATGGCTAAACCAAGAATGACTCAAGCAGATTCTTGGAAAAAAAGACCTATTGTTTTAAAATACTGGGATTATAAACATGATATAAAAGAATGGGCATTTAAAAATGATTTTAAATTAGGCAATGAAATATATTGTGTTTTTCATATACCAATGCCTAAATCTTGGAGTGTTAAAAAGAAAAAAGAGATGATTGGAAAACATCATCAACAAAGACCTGATATAGATAATCTTTTAAAAGGTTTAATGGACGCACTTTTAGATGAAGATTCTCATGTTCACACTGTTTATGCTAGAAAGATTTGGAGTGATAAAGGATGTATAGATTTTTACAATCTTACAAGTCTTACTCTCTCATAATATTATAATCTTTAGATGTTTTATATCTTTGTTTATATATTATGTTTCGGCATTGTTTTTCAGTTATGCCATGTCTTATAGATATATCAATAAAAGTATTTCCTATATGACCTTCATTGTTTACAATAAATTTATCAAAATCATTAAACATCATATAATTTCTTAATGCTTTAGGAGGTATTATACCATTTTCAATAAGATGGTAAACTAAATCTTTAACTGTAAAATTTTCTCCCCATCTTGCTTCTGATTCAGCCCAAACAATATCTAAAAACTCATCAATAATATCTTTGTTGTTTGCCATCTATTTCCACCAATTTTTAGGGCAATATATAAATTTTTCATCAATATTATTTTTAGCTCTTAAAAAACATCCACAAGCACCACACTTTTCAAGTATTTTAAGCCCTAGAGGGTTCTTATAGACTCCACAAGGATTGCTTCGGCATATATCCATCCTTTTGTCATAAAGCTCCTTAGAAGCTATTTTTATTCCTTTTCCTAAAAAGAATTGATAGAACAATTTTCTTAAATCTTTCATTGAGTAAATATATTAAATAATTATTAAAATATAGTGGACATAGTTTCCTGAACATAAACATTAGATTGTGTAGAAGTTATTGCAGATTCAGAAACATATACTTGTTGTGAGTTAATAGATCCTGCTATTAAAGCAGCAATATCACTTGCAGTCCAATTACCTTTAGCACCATCTAAAGCTGCATTTGTTCCTGGAGTCAATCCTCCTTGTTCAAATTTAATTCCACCACCAGCAACATTCATTGCAGATAATTGTTTTCTAAACATTTTAGTAGATTTTCTATTAATAACAGCTTCACCTCCTTCTAATTCTGCTACTCTTCCACCAACAGCAAATTTAACACCTCCTTGTGAATGTCTAGCTCCATGAACCATTCCTCCTTGAGCAAATTTTTCTTTAGAAGGAACAATACCACCTTTTTCTGCTATAAACCTTTTAGATAAAATCATACCAATTTGAGCGGCTATTAAAGCAGACATAAGAGGTGCGGCAACAATAGCTGCAATTCCTGTTTCTGAAGAAACCTTTGTTATAGCTACTGCTCCATTAATTAGTGCCATTGCAACACTATTAGCTTTTTCTAAATTAAACATTTTTCTTTTAATGATAGCTAATTTTTCATCTTTAACTTTTTCTTGATTAAGCATTAAATCATTAAATTGCTCTTGCATAGCAGCAGTATCTTGACCAGCAGCTTCAGCTTTTTCTATCTTATCTCTATGCACATTTTCTCTATCTATACTTTCTTGTTCAAATTGTCTATTTACTTGAGCAATAGCAAAATCAGCTTGATTAGCAGCAAATCCCATAACTATCTCAGATAGCTGACCATAAACTTCAGATACTTTAGCTAATCTTTTATCTTGTAAATCATTTAATGTATCTGATAATTTTAAATTTATTTCTTTAACTCTAGCTGCATAAGCTTCTTCACTTAATATTCCAGCTTGAAATTTCCTAAAAGCTATATCTTGTTCTTGTTTTGCAACTTTTTTAGCATTTTCTACTTTTTCTTTATTTATTTTAAAGAAATTAATTATACCTGTATCTTCTAAATCAAATAGAGCTTGAATTTTCTTTTGCACATCTTGATTTCTTTTTTCATCATATTTAATTAGAGCATTTCTTTGTGCCTTATTGTGCCTTTCATCTATTTCAAGTTGAATAAGATTATTAGTTTCTATTTTATTATTTTCTTCTTCTAACATTAAAGTCATTAACCTCAATCTTTCTTTTTGTCCTGCATCACCACTTGCATTTGCTTTTTCCCATCCTTCAATAGTAAGTTCTTTTAAAACTTTATATTTACTTTTATTCCTACTTAAAAACTTTTTATCTATTTTTGCTTGGTTTTTATCATTACCATTAATTTGAGTTTTTAAACTAGCAACATTAGCTTTCATCAGTTTTAATTCATCTTCGTATTTCCTTTTTTGTAAGTTTCTAGTGTTAGCTATTGATGCTACTTCTCTAGTTTCTGCATCATCTATATTTTGAATTTGTATTTTAAACAACTCCTTAAATTGGTCTTTTGTTCTTTGTAATTTATGTACACTAAAAACCGTAAGATCTGAAGATTCACCTGATTTTTTTAATGCAGCTTCAAGACTTGTAACTGAAGTTTTCATTTCATCTATTGTAATATTTAATAAATCACCTGAATTTCTATATTTATTAACACTGCCTAAAAACTTCAGCATATCTGGACCTGTAAAAGTTGATAAAAAAGCCATCTGTGCTTCCTTTGCTGCTTCTGATCCTTGAACATCTTTATCTATATCAGCTTGTTTTTGTTCATTTAATATTGCTTTATAATCTTGTATTTGTATTAAACTAGCTAACTCAGCTTCTACATCTGCAAGTACGACTTTCTGTTTAGATTTACTCAATTTTCTAAAATCTTCTAAATCTTGTAAATATCCATTTCTAAGATTAATTCTAGTAGTATCATTTGCATCTACTCTAAATTGATTCCAATTTTTTTCTTCTCTTTTTTTAGCTGATAATTGATTTTTTAAACTTGCTAATAAATCTAATTCTACTTGATCAGCTATTACTCTTTGTTTTAAAATAGCTTTTTCTGCATCTTCATAACCTTCCAGTTTTTCAGCAGCAGCTTTAGCATCAACATCCTTCCTTGCAATAGCCATTTTTAAAAGATTCTTATCTATTCTAACTTGTCTTAGTTTATTTTGATTTTCTTGGCTTAAACCATTAACTATATCTTGTTGTCTAGCAATTCTTACTCTTAACTCAGCCTGTGAATTTAACACTATCATTAATTGTTCTAATTCTTTACTTTTCATTATCTCTACATCATAATTTTTTAAAAGTTCGGAATGTTCTTGTTTTAATTTTCTCATGGCAGCAGTTCTTTCTTCACTTCCTTCAACAAGCAATAATGAAGCAGCTATACTTGTATTAAAAGCTTTGTTCATTCTATTAGTCATTAACTCTACTTCACCCATCTCATCTGACATTGTCATGAAGTAGCCAACTAAAGTACCAGCTAAAACAACAAAAGCACCAAATCCAGTAGATGCTATAGCAACAGCTAAAGATTTAAAAGAAATACTAGCAAGACCTGTAGCTAAAGTTAAACCTCTAACGGCAGTAACAACAGCTCCAATTCCTGTTACCATACTACCAAATGTAGTAACAAGCTTTAAAAGAGCTAATCTTGCAATGATTATTTTAAAAGCTGTACTAATAAGGTCAGCAGCAACTTTTACTCTGTTCATTGCTTCTGTTGATCCTGATAGTCTTTGAATCCAAGTTGTTAATCCTTCTATAGAATTTCTTAAACTTATATTAAATATTTGCCCTATTGCAACTCCTAATCCTTCAGTTGCTGATTTCAATAAAGTAAAATCTCCCTCAAGAGTATTTAATCTTATTGCTGCCATTTGTGATATAATACCTTCAGCATTATTAAGAGTATCTAAACTTTGTTCTAATCCATCTATGTTTTCAATTAAAGCTAGAAAAGCTGGAGCTGACCTTTTATCTAATAGTTCTGTTGCTTCAGTTAAACCAAAAGATTCAGCTTTCATTTCTCTTAAAGCAACAATCATTTGAGGTAATCCTTGAACAGTTCTACCTAAATGTTTGTTTAATTTAGAATTAGCATCACCTAATCTTAAAAATATATTTTTTAAAGCATTACCTGCTAATGATCCTGATAAACCATTATCAGCAAGTATCATCATTTGAGCAGCAGTTTCTTCTATAGTAAAACCAGCAGCTCTTGCTATTGGAGCTACAAACTTCATAGACTGCCCAAATTTTTCAAGATTTAATGCAGAGTTAGTAAAAGAAGCACCCATAATATCAGCTACTCTTCCTGTTTGATCAGCTTCAATTCCAAAAGCTCTTAAAGTAGAACCAGCAATGGCAGCTGAACTTGCTAAAGACTCTCCTGTTCCTGCTGCTAGAGCTAAAGTACCAGCTTGAGCCGCTATAATTTCATTAGCTGTAAAACCAAGTCTTGCATAAGCTTCTTGTAATTGCCCTACTTGTGTTGCAGTAAATACTGTTGTTTTTCCTAATTCTAAAGCTGAATCTTTTAATTTCTGAAATTCTTTATTAGTTGCTCCAGATATTGCTAATACAGCAGCCATTTGACTTTCAAAACCAGCAAATGTAGTAATAACACCTCTTAATCCTCCTATTATAGCTCTAAATGCAAAAGCAGAAGCAATAGCTATACTTGCAGACTTAAAAATAGCAATCATTCTGTTTCCTCTTTTACTCACACGAGATGTAGCTGTTGCCATCCTTCTAGCTGCTGCTGCATTTTGATTCATCTTATTAGTCATTACTCCAATAGCTCTTGACTGTTTGGAAAAAGCCATTGTACTTTTACCTAAAGCAGAAAGATTAACTTTTGCTTCCTTTAACTTTGTATTAAGAGAATCTAACTGTTTAAGGTCAGCTACAAATTTGTAATATGTTGTAGAATTATCAGCCATTTTATTTATTTTTTAACATATATTATTATTATTTGAATTAGAAGGAGGTGTAGTATTTAAATATCCATCAACAAGTTCTTCTATTTCCTCTTCTTTTTGTAAATATAATTTTCTTACATCTGTATCTTCTGTGTAAACTAAATTTGAAATAGAACCATCTGTGTTTTCAACTACTAATTCTCCACCATACATTTGAATTTCTCCATTTTTATCTACTGTTAAACCAACTTGAGCAAGATCTTGAATTGCTTTTTCTCTTTCATTATTAGTAATGCCATATTCAATAGATGATTTAACTTGTTGCTCTAAAGAAACATCATAAGTTTCTTGCTCTTCAACTTTTGATTGTATTCTTTTTGAAGATGTAGATTTTCCTCCCCAAGATGTATCATGTTTCCATTCAATTAATTCAACTTCAGTAAGTTCTTTTTTGTTAGGTTTATAGTCTTTAATTTTTTGTACTGTCCAATAAGTAGAAACTCCATCTATTTTTAAATGAATTTTATCTTTATAATCAAATAAATTAATATCTACAGGAGTTAAAGCGAATTTACAAGTTCGTAACATAGCACCACCATTCATTTTTTCATAAGCATTTCTCCAATACTTAGTAAAAAGTCCAGGACTATTATTGCCATAACCATCATCTACATCATCCCAAGATAAGTTATAAGGATCTATATCAACAGATTTTGACCATCCATCAAACCAATCCATATAAGGATATGATGTTTGTAAATTATTATTTCCATTTTGGTCTACAAAAATCCAACTAGAGCAACTTCTTTCACCATAGTAATTTAAAATTCTTAATCCAAATTTAGGTCTTGGATTGTATTCAGGTCTATTCGCATAAGTACCATTAATATGACCACCTTCAGTACTCCACATTACTGGCATAAGAGGATTCTTACGAGCTACAACAGGATCAGTCCAGCTTAAATCACCCCAACGATAAGCATTTGGAGCTATAGGATGTGTACTGCCATTTTGACTAGGATAAGGCTGTCTACCATAAGCATTAAAACGATAAGTTGAATTAAAAATTTTTGTTCCTAACTCAAGAGTTTCTTTTCTAAATCTAGCTTCATTAATTTCTGTGTAAGATTTATATATATCTAAACTATTTTGTTCTCTCCATTCAGATAATTTTTTTATTCCTTTATCTGTAGCATCTTCTTTATATTGAAACCTAACACTTTGAGCTAATTCTTTAACTATATAAGTATCAGTCCAACTTTCTCTATCTAGCTTATGTGTCCAATCTAATGTTTTCCCTGAACCATAAAACTCATTATAAGGTTCAACTTGTACTGTTTTTGCTTCTTTATTAGCAGTCCATTGCAGATTAAATAACTCTGTTAATCCTTTTAAGTAATCTAATTGTTTAGTACAAGGCAAAACTTTAGATAAATTAAAACTATATTCAGGTACTGTTGCTGATACAACTGGATAAATTGACATACTCATTTCTGAATAATCAGCCCAAAAATCATAAAGAATAGCTTCATTATGACCAAAAAACCTAAAAGAAACTCTATCACCAGCATTTAAAGTATAAAGCTGAATTTGTCCATGTCCTGTAACTCCACTACTTGCTCCTGAATCACTATGATGAACTATTCCTGAACCTGAAAACCCACCAGTTTGTCCATTCGCTGTTGATATTTGACCATTAATCATAATTTGTCCAGCCACCCAAGAGTTTGAAGTATTTAAAAGATTACTCATTTTTATATATAATGTTCCTAAAACTTGAATATTATAATCTCCACTAAAAGGAACTAAATATCCTCCTGTTGGTGTATTACCTGTCCAATTATTACCTAAATCACTTCCTAAAACTAAATTAGGGTAATCAAAACAATCAAATAAATTAGGGCATCTTCCTCCACTAAAAAAAGTACCTGCTGCTGTAGTTTTTATAGCTCTTGCTGCTTTTGTAAATTGTGTACCACCTTCTCCAAATAAATTATCTTCTATATAAGAAGTTCCTGAACTATAAGGATGACATAGTTTTTTAAATGTTTCAGACTCTATAAAATTACTTTCTAAAGTATAACCTATATAAGAAAATATTTTATGAATAAGACTATATGCAAAAATTGCAGGATGAAAATCAGAAGCATTATGTCTATAGTCAGGATTATCAGGATCAATGTTTACACTTTGAGCCTGCCATTCTCCATAATTTACTAATCCCCAATGATAATCTTTGTCAAAATTGGTAGGATTGGCTGTAATATTAGAGGATTGTTGTTGTTCTAAACTATTAGGACTGTTATTCCAAGACATGACTATATTGTCCTTATTTTTCTTTTGCTTATTAACATCATCTTCTACAACAGCAATATCACATATTAATGAATCTGAAATTAGATTTGTCCAATCTATAGAATCTTCTATAATATGACAAGAAAAAGCACCTCCTCCTCCTGAAACACCTTCTTCTATTCTAATTAATCCTTTAAAAACAATAATTCCCTCTACTTTTATTCTACAAGGCTGCCAATCTATTTTAGTTCGTACAGCACCAACAGCTAACATAGGCTCTAATACTTGAACATTATGTTGGTCAGCAGGAATCTGAAAAGTTTTAGAATAACCTGTTGCTCTTTTTGATAAATCCTTTACATTACCAATACTATATGTTAAAGACAAAGGCAAAGCTTCGCTATCAAAAATATTCAAATAATTATAATTATATTGTTCAATACTATAATTTACAACAGTATTAATAGTAGGTAAAACAGTAATATTAAAATCAGGATCTTGTTTTATTATTTTTATATAATCTAATGTTATTCTAGCTGGTAATTTTGGATGTATAGCTTGTGCATCTAAAAGATTTACAGAACCATCAGCAAAATCAAAAACTCTGTTATTATTCATTTTTATTAGCCCACCATAATTAGCAGTATCATTCCAAACAGCACTTCTTTTTAAAGCAGATAAACATACTGTATAAACACCAACACTATCAAAAGTAAGGTTTTGATTAGGTAAACTATTTATGTTTGTGTTATCAGGAGTTCCTTCCAATACAGTTAAAGTTGCATTTTCTATTTCTGATATTTGTATTTCTATTTTAAAACAATCTACATTTCCAATCATATCACCAAAATAATCAGACCTTAAACCTAATAATCCACTGCTTCTATAACACTCATTCATTTTTATTGTGCCTGGATTTCTATATTGAGAACCTTCATAAGAACCAACTTCTGTTTTTACATTACATCTTCCCCCTATCCAATAAAAAGGTTTATTAGTTCCTTCTGAACTATCCCAATTATGACTGTGCATATAAGCAGATATATACCAACTATAATCTTCAGGAGCTGACCAAAAGTCAGGAGATATTATGCTATAAGCATCCATAGTATCAGAACCATTGCCTTTAAGTAATATATCATCTCCTCCAGAAGCTGATATGACATCAAAAACAACACCTTCTCTCTGTGTAACACTATTTAAAATACCTATTGTCTTTTGATTATGTTTATAATATAAACTTCTTCCTTGAACATTATTAGATTGAGATTGACCATTGTAAGGAACAAAATGACTAGAATTTAGTCCGTATGGAGGTATATTTCCACTTTGAAGCCCAACAGGATCATAATTGTTGTTTTTATATAGTGTTATATAAAATACTTTATTATCATCAATATTAGTTCCTGGCTCAATTTGATAATTACCCGACCACATTACTAAATAGGTTAAAACGCATCCTTGAGTTCCTGTATTACCAATACCAATAGCTTCTTGTATAGTACCACCTAATTGACTATTTTGATTAGGAGTTATTCCTCTATAAAAAACTCTTTCGTGGCTTAATCCTATACTATTAAAACCTTCATCTTTATAGTTAGGATTAGTTTTACATCCTAAATACTCATAAACATTAGTGTTACCTGTTTGTGTTGTAGTTACAAAATCTCTACTACCTATAACTTCGCCTATTTCAAGAACACAATTTTCTGCTAATTTATTTATTGGCATATTATCCTTTTTGTGATGTTATTTGCTCTGAAAAAGTATAACTAAACTTTATAAAACTTATATTGTTTTCTGTATTATATATTTCAAAAGATCCAGGAACTATTAAAATAGGAACTAGCATACAATCAGTATATCTAAACTGACCTCCTATTGGTGTATCAAATTTTTTATTAACCCAAACCAAAGAACTATTTATTAATTCTTCAATATGCCTTCCTACATCTCTACCTACAGGTTGTGAATTAACTGTGAAAACATCTTCTCTACTATTGTATAATGTTTTTCTTGTGTGGTTTGAAGCTCCGTTATCAGGTATTGAATCATATATAACAGAATCAAAAGTTGTTGTTTTATCTTCTTCTCCATATATATTAATCCAATCATAAGCTCCAGATGTATTTCTAAAGACAAATTTATTTCTATTACATTTTCCATTATTATCTTCTTCAGAAAAATCTATAAAATGAGGTCTAACTTGTCCAGTATTATCTTTTTGCAATTTTTGGTCGTTTGTAGTAGAATTAAACACCATAGGATATATTGCAACACCTTTTGCAACTAAATCACCACTAGTATTTATAATAGTGTTTGAAACACTACCTCCATAACCCGTTATATAATTATTTAATGCATCTGGGTGACAGGGTATTGTATGTAAATTACTAGTACCGCTAACTTCAAACATACTTGAAGCAACAACTGAACCTGCTTGGTTTATTACTACTACATAAACCCAAAATTCATCCCAATCATCAGTTAATGCTACAGGAACATATATACCATCATTACGAGCATCTTTTCTATTTATTGTATATGCTTTTGTAAAAGCAGAAGAGTGAAAGTTCTTTAAAAAACTAGTTGAATTATTAAAAGTAGGTGTGTTTTGACTAAAATGATAATTAATTTCACTAGAACTACCTCCTCTATTATCTCCTAAAACTAATCTATGTATATCATGATGCTCTCGCTGACCTGGCATAAAAGAATAAGGATCTAATCCTTGAAGTTCATTTGTTGTAGTTGGTAAAGCAAAAAAGCCTTCAGATTCTTCGTAATCTGTATTGTCATCAATTAAAGGTTGATTAGCAGTATTAGAATATCTAACTGCCGATACTCTTAATTTAAACCTAGTTCCTATTTCACTTCCACCTAATCCATTAGGGTTTTTAGAGAAAAAACCACCAGATATAAGCTCTCTACAATAACCCATAGCGTTAAAAGTGTATTCTCCACTACCACCAAAATCTTCATAAGCATTTAAATATATTCCTGTTCCAATATAAGAACCTGTATTATTACCACTTTCCCTTAGTAATTCAGCTTTTAAATAAGCTACATCTCCTATTGTATCTGTAGCGTTTATTAATATTGGTCTATAAGCTGTTCTAAAAATTTTATTTTCTCTTTGTAAAATTATTGTTGATGGCATTTTAATTTATTTTTATGTTAAGAACCTTATGGACATCAGCTGCTACTAATCTTGTTGTATCTAATTGAAATAAATTAAATATTTCATCATCTACCTTCTCTTTTATTTCATTAATCCAATTAGGGTTTTTAGGTGATGTTCCTGCATTTGTTCTTGCAATTTTAAAGGCTTGACTTAAAGCTGCTCTTCCGTAAAGTCCTTTTTTATCTCCTAACCACTTAACTAATCCATGAATATAAGGACTTCCAGGATTAGGACCAGCTCCTGAAAATTGAAATTTAGTAGTTGTTGGCTTATTTAAGTCTAATCCATACTCATTTCCTAAAAGCTCTATAGATTTAAAACCACCAGAATTACCTAGCTCTGTTCTCATACTACTTTTAAGCCCGCCAGAGCTATTAATTGGCATTTCACTTCCAGGTCTAGTTCTGCTTAACTGAGCGTTAAACATTTCCTTTATTCTATTGGATGCTATGTTTATAATACTACTCACCTTACAATCCCCTCTCTTTGTTCCATGTTTCCCTACATTCTCCTGAATTTTGACAATCTTCTATACTACTATAAACTCCTGTTCCATTACCAGGATCTATACATTCACCAGAAACACAATTATATGAAGGGGTAACAGTAGTTGGCGGCCAGTCGCTATTACAATCAATATCAATACAATCAATAAAAACTTCAACATTAAAAGAACAAGTTAATGTAACTAGATTATCATTATGAGTTCCTTTCTCTCTATGTATTTGTATTGTTTCTCTAGGGATTATATCTTGACAATGGCTACCAGCTCCTACACAAGCTAAAAAACTCCAAATTCTATTTTCTAAAGAAGTCATGATAACATGAACATTATCTACTATAGAAACACCTGTTGGATTCGCTTTTGATGTAGGTCTTGCTGCTGTAATAACACAATTATAAACTTGTAATCCATTGTTTATATCTAATATTCTTGAGCTAGGATACTCAAGATTTAATAAGTCGTACTCAATATTATGGTCAAAATTAATATGAGATAATTTTCCAAACTTAAATGTATTAAATCCTGCGCTAGTTGCACAGATATTCATGTTATTTACTAATTGTGTTAAAGTTGTAGCCATTATTTCTGTTGTTTTTTTCTAATTTCACTTAATATTTCCTCAAATCTACTACAAGCATTTTGCCAAGATAGATAAGTTAATATCTCATCAAGTTTAGTGTCTAAAACACTTTGAATAGCACTTTTGCTATTATGAGTGAATATCCCATCTTTAGCTATTCTATAAACTGAATTTAACCAGCCATAACCATCTATTGTTCCTTTTGCGGCTCTTGAACCTGCTGCATCTCCGCTACCACCTGAGAGGTTAGGGAACTGATCATCAATCCTTGTTCTAACTTGGTCAAAAAAAAAGCGACATCCCAAATGGTTGCCATATCTAATTTTTCAAACAATTTAGCTCTCTTATCTATAACATCATCATCTAAATTATCTCCTTCTCCTTCTTTTTTAGCAAGTATAGCTATTTGTCTAGGCATAATTTCTATTTTGCCTTTTTTTATCAATTCTGATTGTATTTCTAGCTGTTCTGCTTCTATATATCTACCAAATGTAGTTTCTCTCATTAAATTTTTAGGTAAAAAGAATTTTTCTTCATTTATTGTAAATTCTCCTAAATCTATAGGTATATATTTGTCATTTACAAAATCTAAACATTTCATAAGAGTTTCTGCTTCTAGCATATCCCAATGAGATATTTCTTCTTGACTTAATCCAGTCCAAAAAGACAATATCTTTGTATTTAATTCTAAAGCTCTAATAGCTTCCTTCCATTCATTTTCATCATCACTTCCTTCTTCTTTTTTTGCTTCTTCAACTTTTTCATGATTTTGAATTATCTTGGTAAAGCCTAAAAATTTCTCCCAAGTAACTTCTGTCCAAAGTTCAGGTAATTTTATTACCTTTTCGTTCATTTTAAATTCTTTCATTAGTTTAAATGTATTTTATTTTCTTTTTTTGTAAAAGGATGTACTAAAAGACTACGATTTAGTCTTTGTAACACATCTACAGTCAAAGATAATAATTTTCCTTCAAACTCAGATAAATCTTCTTCGTGATTTAAAGCAAGATTAGCAATATAACCTTGAGTAGCCCAATATAAATTATTAGGAAGCGACATATACCATTCTCTCCTATCAACTCTTCCTCCTTCTACATACTCTCCTAAACCATTGTGAAAATCTATAACTCTATCTAATAAAGATTCAAAACCTTCATAATCTTCATTAAACATTGTAACCTCATCAATAACATTACGAATATCATATAAAAATTCATTAATTATTACTGAATGTCTTTCATTTAGATATAATATTTCATTATTAATCCCCATCCTACAATATAACAATAAAATTACAGAACTTTATGGAACAAAAATATAGTTTTTTCACCTCCAAGCCATTATTTTTCTACCATGCTTAAACATATACCTCATTCTCATCATAAGAGCATCAGCAAAATCAGGAGAATGTCCTAAGACAGCTTTCATTTCTTTTTTAGATAAAATAGATAGTTTTCCATCATTATCCATATTTTTTCTTCTTATAACTTCAAATTCTTCAATAATCTTGTTTCTACGGTCAGTATCGTTGCATTTTACCCAAATATTACCCACATTTATCTGTTCTGCAAGTTTATAATAGCATTGTGTCTTTAAATTTTGATAACTTTCTTTATCTAAAGGTTTGGCATTATTTACAAAAGGTTGCACTCCTTTCATGTAATGAGAGAGGTATTGACCTACCCCATCACTATCAATTATGATGTTTTTTTGTGGTATTTTGTGTATATCTGCTGTGTTTCTTATCAATTTCTCTACATTATCGGCAGATGTCTTATCTTTTGTAATGATTTCTTTAACCACCATGCCATACCATACGCAAATAACCAATTTATCACTACCTAGAAGAGCAATATCGCAAGAAAGATACCTTTCACCTACATCTTCAGATACAGATGAGTTAGTAAACATATTTAAAACAGATTCATAGTCAAATAACCTATCTTCACCTGAATCATACTCCCAATTACCATGAAGTAGTCTTTCTCTTGATACAGGATCAAGTTTTTTTAATTGTTCTTCATAAAATTCAGAAATATGAGGATTGTCTGCTAATTTAGCCTTAACAAACTTCTTGTGAGTAGCTAAAGTACCATCTCTATCTTGTTTATAGAAGTCATACACCCAATTTTTAGCTGGATTGCAAGACATAAGCACTTTTGGTCGTAATTTATAGTCAGAAAGCATATATCTTATCCTTGAAGCTACAACATTCTTTGCTTTTTCTGTACATTGGTTCACCTCATCTATAAATGCACCTGATATTTCCAATGAACCAAGTGAATCAAAATTTGGATCGGCTGGGTATTGGTAAAGGTCTTTTAATAAGATTGTACTGCCATTTGTAAACTCAATAACATTACTTTGGGCATTAAACTTGTAAACTTGACCTTTTTTAACTCCCCAATCACTACAAACCATAAAAAAAGAGTTTAAAGTCGTTTCTTTAAGTGTTTTTAGCACTGCTCTACCCATTAACCAGCGTGTACCAGGATAACGAAGGCAAGAATATAAAAGCCAAGCTGCCCCAAAATATGATTTACCACCTCCAGCACTTCCTCCAAATAAAACTTCACTAGTTTCACTGTCATGAAGGTAATTCCAGGCTTTGTCTTGTTTAGGTGTAGGTTTAAAATCTATTTCCAAACTGACTTAACCAATGCCTTTACAGGTTTTACTATGCAAACTACTAAAACAAGATATAGCATAATTGGAGGTAAAGCACATACAACTGCTATTGCTCCAAAAAAATATTCTAGTATTCCTGCTTCTGTGTCTTTAAGACCTAACGATTTTTTTATTTCCATTTTTTTATTCTATTATTCCAATACTATTTAAATATACTAAAGAAGCTTCATTTCTATTAAACTTTGCAGCAAAAGTTTCTCTTGCGGTATGTTTAGCATTATCAGCTAATTGATCAGCATACAAAACTTCTATATAAAATTTTGCAATACGACCTTTTTCTGTATCTTCAAATACTTTTGTTTTATAAATTGCTTGTTGTAATTCAAGTATATTATAAGATAAAGAATAAGAAGCATATTTGTTTGCGTGGCTTTCTGCCAAAGCTAAAGTGTTATCAATATGTATTATGGCTTGTGCTGCTCTTGCAACAAGTATTCCTTCACTATTTACAAATGATTTTAGCTCTTTAGTGGTTAAACTATCGTTAAGCATAGAATAAACACCATTTATAGAATATTCCAAAGCCCAAAGTGTTCCAGATACCACTTCAAATGGCTCTTTATAAAGATTTGTTTTGCCTTCATTTGCAGGTTTAAAAAAAGATGTTTCTTTTACATTCTTAGCTTTCTTTACTAAGGATGACTTTTGATTTACCCTCTTTTTAGTTGGAGGTCTTGATGTTACATAATCCGAGTCCATTGTAGAATTTGATATTGTAAATCTGATTGGTGTAGCAGTGGTTAAATTCATTTTTTATGTTTTAATTTATTCTTAAAGTTTCCAAACTATGTCAATTATTTTGATTATATTAGCATCTTATTATTGTTGTTTATAAATAATATAAAAACCCCTTTAACAAAATCTTTTTTACTTTTGTTGAAGTGATGGTCAAGGGAATATTATAATGTTTCTTCTGGGGATTTATAATTAAAAACAAACCCTTCTCCCCCACTAGTAATATCCACTCTATCCACAACTATTCCTTTCATCTTTGCAATATCTTGGAGTAACAATCTGCAGATATTTAAATCTCCTGCTTTATATCCCTGACTATACAGATCTTGTAACATGATAGCGTGTTTATCCATTTCATATTCTCTCTCTTCTGCAAATTGCTCTGCAAAGCTTTCCAATGCCTTTTTATAATAGATACTTGCCATTCTTCTTTTGATTCCCCAATGAGCTTCGCAATACTCCATTATGTCAGTATATCTTACTCCTCTTAAAATTAATCTTACCACCTCAGTAGTTCTTTTATAACTAACCAATGATGTAGCTTTTCCTGAGTCTTTAGTAATATCTAAAGCTGAAGTATTATTATTAGAAACAACTGATTTAATAATCTTTAAATCTTCTTCTTTTTGAAGAAGCTTGGCATCCCTCTTATCAGCTCTATCTTTATCTCTTTTGTTCATAATACAAATTTACATAATTTATGTATAATATAACGAATAATAAATTATAAAGTTTGGAACTTAAATATATATTGTGCAGTTAGTGTAATAAAAGTTGAAAATCCGAAAATCTAGTGTGAATATCGTACTACCCCAGATAATTTTTTTGATTACGTAAATAAGCACTTTATCAATCACTTAATCGCACACAAATTGCACCATTATTTTTTTTGATCTTTGCGAATGGCTTAAAATTTTCGCTCTTTTTTGTTCGTTGTTGATTGACATCTTACACCCTCTTTTTGTGTTGTTTTGGCTCTATATATACCCCTTTTATTGTCATCTTGTGTAAAATAGTTTGCGTAAAAGTACACCCCACACCCCCCCCAAATGATATAAAACACACCCCCCACACACACACAAACACACCCCCAAATTGAGCCAATAAGACAACCCAAATTGAGCCAATAATCACACACTAAACCACACACCATAGCACCACACCAAGCACCACAAGAACACACACCACCACA